TGGCCTTGCAAAACCAATTGACCGATACCTATCTGGATAGACTGGCTGGCGTTGACCGTGATCGGGCCGGCCAGGTTCCAGCTGGCCAGGAACCAGCCCGTGGTACCCGAGACCACGGTGACCATCGCCACCCACTGGATGGCAGACACCATGGTCGTGTTCATCGGGCCGAAGGTGATCAGGTTGGTGTTGGCCGCCACACTCGGGTAGGCGGCACTAGCACTGGCAAACGTGACCGACTGCCGGGTGTAACCCGAGGTGGTCATCTCAGTGAAGCCAGGGTCAGAGATGTTGACTGCCACGGGTGTCGCACTCGGATCAGAGGTCAGTAAAGCCAGGTACCGGTTAGCCTGAGCTGGGGCACCCCCGATGTCAACCCAGTTAGTACCGGTGTTGTTCTGGTAGAAATGACTGTTGCTTGTGTTGAAGTAGTACTGATTGTACAACGTGCCTGTCACTGCAGAGGGAGCACCCGCACCGAACAGAGGGACAGTCAGCCCAGCCAGGTCATCGACCAGGCCCACATCGCCATTCTGGGCTAGCTGAGCCACAGGACTTACTCATCCTCATAAAGGTATCCAAGATCATGCAGGTGCTGGTACAGCGGCTCGTCCACCTTGTACAGGTGGCCTTCTACGAAGTTATAGGTCTTCAGGCCGCCCAGGATGGGCTCGCGGGTGCAGTCGCCGCGCTCATCGAACTCACCCGGGAAGATGATCTCCCGGCCGAAGGTCATGTCCTCGATCGACGCCACCACCCGGACCACGTACTCGCGCGGCTCGGCGGGCACATCCGGCACCGGTTTCAGCGACGGCTTGGGCCTGGCTGCATCGGTGAGGTCGGTGACCTCTTTGGAGCGCTTCTTGCGGGCGGGCGTTGCCATGGCCATCTCGGCGCCGGCTGCCTCGATCTCATCGGCGTGGGTGCGCTTGAGTTCGTCATCGGTGCGGCCGGTCAGGTCACGCGGACTGCGGCGCGGTGCGCCCCTGCTTGCTGGCATTGCTTCCCCTTATTAGTTGTTCGGTTGCCAGATGGTACGTGAATTGGAGGACTAGTTTGTCTCACAGACCACAACACTTTGGTCTGTAATCAAGCCGAGGCCCCAGATCGCGTACCAGGCCAGCCTGTGCTCACGGCCGTAGTCGATGATGCCGCCATCGCGGAGTTCGACTGGCGTGGCCGAAGGCGTTGTCTCCGACGACTACTGAGTCGTAGAACAGCGGGGTGGACGTACCGGTGTAGTACCCGGCGTAAACCTGAGTCGTCTCGATGAACACACAGTCTGAAAGGCGGCCGATCTCACCGAGCATGAAGTTCCCGGGAGCCGCGTACTTGGTGACCTCGATATATTCGGGGTCATCACGGAGCTGACGGCTCTGGTGCGGGCTGACGAAGCAGACATAGGTCTCGCCCAGCCTCGGGACGTTCTTGGTGGCCAGGGTCTCAACGGCGTCCTTGACCACAGCGGTGGTAAAGGAGTAGTTACCGGCGGCCAGCGCAGCGCGCGAGGTAGCCGGCGTGCCGTGGTCGTATGGGCTCAGCGGCGTACGCACGGCATTGGCCAGCGCGAACTTGTTGTAGCCGTACAATTTGCTGGAGGCCAGGAGCAGCGTGTTACGCGCCGAGCTGTCCAGGTACAACGCCATGTTCCGGCCGAGCAGCCGCGCGGCGGTGGCCATGATGTCATCGAAGCTGGCATTCAGCAGCAACTCGGTAACGGCAACGGCGAAGCCCTGCTCCGCGACGGTGATGTCGAACTGCGAGGCAGTCAGGGCGACGGTGGACATGGCCACGCCTTCGACCAGCTGCGAGGCAGGAGCCAGGTTGTTGTAACGCATAAAGTGGACGGTAAGACCAGGCGTAACGCCAAGCTCCGTCTTTTTCACTGCGAACTGCTCGAACCTGAGGATCGGCATCGCCTGGAAGAGAATTTCCTTCGACCAGATGGTCTGCACGGCGGGCGATAATGGCTGCCCACTAGAGTAGTTCGTGGGGGACGCTGTTAGGAATGAAGTTCCCGTGATCGCGCCAGAGCCCTGACCTGCCATGTCTAGTTCCTTTTACTTAGGAAGCATATTCACGTTACAACTGAGTGTAACGGTACTTACTCTTCTGATAGTACCAGAATGCATACATCACGAGAAAATGCCGTTGTCCCTTTTCTCGATCTGCAGGTTCGGCCGCACCTTCTCGACGTACTCCTTGAGCGTGAGCTTGGTGTAGTCAATGGGCTCGGAGGTCATCTCGGTAACGGACCCGATGTCGGACGGGCCGGTATGGGTCGAGACACCGCGCGGCTGGGCTGGCGCTGCGGCCTGCTGCTGGCCGGCCACCTCGGTCAGGATCTCCTGAGTGGCCGCTATGGCGTCCTCGATCTGGGCGTCCACCTGCTCCTTGGAGGTGCCGTTGATGAACCGCACGAACTGGGGCGCGATCGTCTTGGCGTTTACCTCGTCGCTGATGCGCGTGGTGATGTAGTTCTGCAGCTGGAGCACCTCGCGCTCCAGCTTGAGCTGGGCACGCTCCTGCTCACGCTCGGCACGCAGTGCGGCCATCTCGGCCCGGACTGCGGCCTGGTCGTCCGCGCGCTGCTTCTCCCACTCGGCCTCGCGCAGCTCCAGCCGCTCTTTGGCCGACAGGTCTTTCTCGGCTTCCTTCTTGGCCTTGCGCTGCTCGGCCCGCTCCTTGGCCGCAGCTTCGTCTTCCTGCTGCTGGCGCCACTGGCGCAGCTCTTCCAGCTCCTTGGCTGCCTCTGCCGCGCGTGCCTTTTCGGCGGCCAGCCGGGACTGTACCTTATCGCGCTCCTGCTTGCGGGCGGCCTCGATCTGGTCGGCCGTGAACTTGAACTCCTCATTGGGAGTTGGTAAGGGCGCGGGCTCGGGGTCCGGGGCCGGGTGCTCGGTAGTATCCAGATCCTGAACCTTGTACTCAGCTGAGCGCAGGTCCGCCGGCGGTACGCGGGCTGGCCCAGTAATGCCGCCGCCCTCGATGTCAGTAGCAGTTGTCTGTACCATTGTCTGTCCTATCACGAGTTAGTTGTTCGTTGTGCTACAGCATATCAGGGCGAGTTCTTCTGGTTAGTGTTCTTATCCACATTTCGAGCCTGCGGGATCTTCGTCCCGTATGCGGTTGTCACCATCTGGCTGAGCATGTCATTGCCCTGCATGCCCACGATGCCCTGCAGGTCGCCGAGCCCGCCCAGAGCAGGCGGCTTGGGCAGAGGCAGGGTCTTCTTGGTAGTGGTGGTGCCCTTGGCTGTCTTGGTAGTGGACTGCGTACCCGGGTCGGGCTGATCAGCCGGCGCCGGGGTGCCGTCCGGACCCGGCACCATGCCGGTGAGCTGCATGACCGCGGCTGCGATATGCGCCTTGAGAATGGAGGCAGCACCATCCATCCGGGCCTCGACCATCTGCTCCTCGAACAGCTCCTGGCGCTTCTCGTCCGGGAACTGCTCGCCCAGGTCCAGCAGTGCGCCGCGCTTGGACTCCAGTCCCAGCTGCATCTTCATCATGATCTCGTTTAGCTTGATCACGATGTCCACTGGCAATGGCGGGGGCCACACGATGTCCAGGTCATAGGTGATCGGGTCGTCGGGGTCCACGGCCGGCAGTTGTACGTCGGGGTCCTCGACCAGGCCATCGGTGTCCGGCGTGAACGCCATGGTCTCGGGCTCTTCGAGGAACAGCGTGCGCAAGGCGAAGTACATGATCTGCTTCCACCCGGCGCCGTACTGGTTAGTCTTCAGCGTCCAGGCCTGCATCAGCGGCATGAACTGGATAGCCAGGGCCACACCGCTGGTGTTAGAGATGGGCTGGGCCTGACCTAAGGCAGTCTCCGGGACGCCGGTCATCTCGTGCATGGAGCGCTTGAGCAGCTCCAGGAACTCCAGCGCAGGCGGCAGGCCCTCCTCACCGCCCTCCAGGTTGTACACCTTGGCGTCGGACTGGAGAATGCCCCAGATCTTGTTGGCGCCGCGCTCCAGCGAGCTGGACTTGGCCCCGGTCACGATCGTGACCGGCGCAGTGTGATAATTGATGATGTCGCTGACCTCGGTCGCCTTCTCGTTGTACTCGCGGTTCAGCGTGATGATGTTCTGGATATCAGACAGGCCCCACGGCGAGCTGGCGGCCGGCTTGTTGGCGATGTGCACGACCGGGATCTCGCCCAGCGGGTTCGGGCGTTGGTTGATCAGCTGGTCGTTGACGAACTCACTTATCGAGCTATCATCGATTACCTCTGTGTATGTATTTCCCGTCCAGAAGGTGCCGCCATTTCTACGGGCAAGCCAAGTCTGAGTTGGCGTCTTCGGGCACCACACGACTCCCTTGTAATG